GTATCAGTAGTAGCGGAACAACCAGCAGCGGTATCAGTAGTAGCGGAACAACCAGCAGCGGTATCAGTAGTAGCGGAACAACCAGCAGCGGTATCAGTAGTAGCAGAACAACCAGCAGCGGTATCAGTAGTAGCAGAACAACCACCTGATAAATTTACAGAAAGACTTAATACAATTCTAGATTATTGGGACACTCCCTATAAAGTAGAGGGTAATTTATCAGTAAATGAATGCAAAACAAAATGTGAGAATGATATAAAATGTAAAGCATTTATGCGAATGTATCCAAAATCAAATTTATCCGTCAGAAGCGGAAAATATAATAATGAACAATGTGCTTATTTATCTAATTTGCACAATCCTAAAGTGAATAACAATGGTAAGGGATTCGCATCATTATATGTTAAAAACTAAAAATCAATATAAACATTTAATTATTAAAAATATATAATTACATAGGTATATCAGAATTTTAATTTTTAACATATAATGACGATCCTTTGAAAAAAGAAAAAAAATTGATATTATGATAAAGTTATCAAGAAATATAAACTTTTCCGTTACTAGTAGCAACCCATATATATATATATATATATATATTATCAGATAAAAATCTAGATATTTAATTTTATATGACCAAAACATAAAGTTAAAAAAAATAATAAAAATTTAGAAGAATCTTGTTTATTTAAAAATTTACTTTTTTGAAAATAATTATTATTATCATAAAAACAGAAATTTTAAATATCTATTAAGTATAATAATAGATTGATTTTTTTAAATAATGGGGTTATAAAGACATATGTTATATAATAAGTAAATAATGACCAAACTAGTTAAGTTTTATTTATATGATTTTTTGGCAGATAGTAATGAATTGGATATGGATTTAATTAAAAAAAAATTATATTCAATGGGTATTCAATCAAAAATTTACTATGAGGATAATCTAATGATTATATATAATATATATAATAATTCTAATACTGAACTACAGATAGAATGTAGATCAGTAGTACTTAATACATACACTAGACAAATTATATCATATGGTTGCAATACTATAAAATTAGCTCACGAAAATTATAATTTACAGGAGTATTTTAATCATATAGATAAGAATGATGTATGTAGTAAATGTTATGAAGGGTCATATATGTCATTATTTTATTTTAATGACAAATGGTATTTTTCCACAAGAAAAATTATTAAAGTAAATAATACTATTGAACACAAACAGTATACCATGTTTTTGGAAATAGTTAATAAACTTGGATACGATGATGTTGAAAAATTTTATGATACTTTAGATAAATCACTTAATTATCATTATATTATAGTACACCACAATAATAAAGATATTATAGATTATACAAATATTTTTGGAAAAGAATACATGTTTTTATATTTAGTATCTATAAAAGATATTAATATGATAGAATTGGATATTAATGATTATGTTTATCCATATGATACTTATACTCATTATAAAAAATTAGAATTAACAACCTATAAAGATTATGTTATGGAAAATTCTATTTTAACAAATCCTGTTGAAAACGAGGGGGTGGTGATTAGGAGTTTTAATAATAATAAATATACCGTTTTTAAATTCCAAACAATTTCTTATTTATTCGAAAAATATTCAAAAATTTGCAAAGTAGTGGGTTTGATGGTATTATATCAAACTAATAAATTATATCTTTATCCCAATTATAATAAAGATATCGATATAGATGATATAAATATATCACCCTATAATCTTATAGATTATACTTATAAATGCATAGCAATGGAATTTTTATATTTATGTAATTTTTTCTGGAATAATAATATACAAAATAATAAAAAAATATATTTTCAACTTTCTAAAGAATATAAATATTTATTATATAAAATTAGAAATCTAAAAATTAATTCACTCATTTATACAGATGCTGATATAAATTTAGCATTATGTATATTAAAACAAATAAATATTAATAAAATAATAAATATTTTACATTATAGAAAAAATTTTAACAGTACTATTACGTTCAATATTAATAATTCACATTATCATGAATATGAAAATGTATGCAATCTAGTTTATAATTTAATAATAACAAAAAAAATTATTGTAAACATGTAAAATATTATTTGAATAAATTAAATTAATAATATTATTATTAATAATAATATTATTTGAATAAATTAAATTAATAATATTATTATTAATAATAATATTATTATTTTCATTTTAAAGTTTTTTTAATTATTTAGTATTAATGGAGGAATATATTAAATATCAACCTATTAATAATATTGGATGTCTGGGATGTGTAAGTGATGGAAAATCAACACTAATAGAAGCATTAACTAATGTTAAGACACAAAGACATTCTTTGGAAAAAAATAATAATATTAGTATAAAACAAGGATATGCTAATATGAAAATATGGAATTATAAAGATAAATTTTACACGACAGGAGCTGATAAAAATATATCTGGTAATGATGAAAATAATTTTGAATTAGTAAATCATGTATCTTTCGTGGATTGTCCTGGTCATAAAGAATTTTTTATAACATTATTATCGTCATTATGTTTGATGGATTCGGTTATAATTGTTATCGCTATAAACACACCAATAAATAAAAAATCACAATTAATTCATCAGTTAATGGCTATTAAATTATTAGATATAAAAAACATTATAATTTGTTTAAATAAAATAGATCTTGTACCGAAATCAACGGTATTAAATAGAAAAAAAGAGGTTGAGGATATTATGAAGATATATGACATCAGCCCATTAATTTATATACCCACATCCTTTAATAAAAAAATAGGATTAAATTATTTAATTTTTCACATAATGAAAAACTTTAATATAAATTCTTATAAAAAGAAAATGAATGAGGATGTATTATTTTTAGTTTCAAGAACATTTGATATTAATAAACCAGGGACTGAATTGGATAACGTAAAAGGAGGTGTTGTAGGTGGTACTCTTTTAAAAGGAACATTATCATTAGATGATACCATTTATATAAAACCAGGAATTCATGAATTGGATATTTCTTTAAAAAGTAAAATAATTTCCTTAAAAAGCGAAAAAGAAAATTTATCTACTATTATACCAGGAGGTTTGGTTGGTATATGTACCAATATAGATCCATCTTATTGTAAAAACGATAGATTAAAAGGTTGTATATTATCAACAAATAATAATTTAGAAATAGTAAATGAAATAAAAATTAAGAGGTGTATGATAAATTTACATATATACGATACATGGACCCCTATAATTAATGAAAAAATATCATTATTATTGGGTGTAGAAACATGCGAGGCTGAAATAATAGATATTGCTACAGATAATATTATATGTAAGTTATCTAAAAAAATATGTATTTATCCTAATTATTATATAATTATATATATTTCCGATCCTATTAAAATACTAGGAAGAGGTACATTAAATTTTTAATTTATTTAATTTTATTTTTATTTTATTAAATATTTCAATATTGTAATCTATTACTTCATTAAAAATATTTTTTATAGTACTATTTTTTATTTCATAGCTTATATTGACTATTTTTTCAAGAGGGTGAGGTATATTATATCCAGCAAAAATAATATTTTTATGTTTTTGTAATGAATCTGATATAAGATTACCTATGGTATGGTCTTCGTCATGTATTTCGATAACCCCTTTTAAAATATTATCGTCAACATGATATGATTTTATAATATTTGATAATTTACGTAATCTTCTAATTATATTTATTATAGCCACATCTAAAATTCTTTTTTCAGTTATTTGCCCTCTCGATTCAATTATAAATAAAAAAGAATTTTCTTCATTTTGTTTAAACATTACGATACCGACGGGACTAAAATTGGTATTGTAAGTTTCGGTATTTAACGAAGTAATGGCGGATACCGATATTTCTTGGTCCTGTGATAATTTTAATAATTCCACAGGGTTTGTGTAAGGGGATTTTATTTGTTTATCGTTATAATAAAATTTAGAATCATCGGTAGTAACGCTAATTATATTATTTGTTTTATTTACATATTTTACATACATTGTTAAGACATGAGGGTCTTCTCTTTTATTATTATATGCTGCTTTTTCATCATTATATTCTAAATCATCTTGATTATATTTATCATTATCCTTATCTTCTTTTTCTAATATTTCATCATTATCCATAAAATCAATATTATTTATTATTCCCCAAATAGGTATATTTTTTATTCGTAAACGTAAAAAACTATTATGATATATTGATGTATTTTTTTCAAAAGTTATTTTATCAAAAGCATAAATAGGTATATCCGTATAAATGGTTCTACGTAAGCAATTTATTATTGCTGATGTTATATTTTCACCAAAAATATTGAATTCAAGTCTAGATGACCCAATGGTATTTTTATAATTTTTTTTATTAATAGTTATTTCATTTATTGAGATCATTATTTAATATATATATATATATAAATATTGTATATATATATATATAATATTTTCAGTTTTTTTATAAATTATAAAAATAATATAGTTTTATATCGGTATATTCATAATTTAAATTTATAAAAAAGTAGATTTTTTATTACGTGTTTAAATATATTATTAAATTTTATGAGTTATTTTACAGTTTTTCATATATCTATTTATCGCATTATTATAAATTAAATTTATAATAAAAATATTTTCATAATTTTTGCAAATATTTTTATTATTTTTAAATAATATTTATCAATATTAATTTATAATATTCTGTATATTTACATGGACATATATCGACTGTAATAAAAAAATTGACATAAATAATTATTATATAAACTAAATAATATGAAATAACTAAATAAAAAAGAAACGACAGAGTAAAAATACCATGACAATCAAAGAAAAATGACTAATAAGAAACAATATTGATAAATATTATACTAAAATAAATATTGTTGAACAATCTATTGAATCTAAAAAATAGATAAATATCCAAAAGATGGTTTGCTAATTAGTGGAGGAAAAAATTATATTTTTTGTCATTCATATAAACTTTGCAAAATTGGCTGTAATATCATTGAGATAAAAAAATATAAATATTATAAACAATAATCTATCTTGATAACAAGAATCATTAGTAATAAAAATTATAAAAAAAAATAGTTTATTTTCTAATATTATAACTTTTATTCTACCAAAAAGTTTCAAAAAAATAGTATGAAAAAATCTTTTAAAAAACTTTATCAGTAATTAAAATATTTAAAATAGTTTATTTGCTTTATTTATTATTACTTTTAAATTTTAATTTTATTACATATGTCAAAATAATAATTTATCCTTATTCATGATATATATATATATTACCACTTATAATATCTAATTATATATTATCTCGATAAATATATATTATGTTAAATTATGTTGATAAATATAATAAATATAAATATAAATACAAAAACTTAAAAAATAATATATCTGGTGGTGCCGATGAAGTAGAAGAAGTAGGTGCACCTTATATTTTTTACCAAGATATTCAATGGGCTAATGAATATCATAACTTTAATACTACTATACAAAGTGTTATCGTGTCTAGACTTATAGAAGACTATTTAAAACGATATAATAATGCTACTCCCCCTGATGAAGTTATTATTAAAGAAGCCTCTATGACAAATTATACCAATGCAATAGAACAAATATATAATGATAATAATATAGAAATTCCAATAAAAAATATTATAATTGAAAATATTATAATTAAAAATACCGAAATCGAAAAGCATAAAATAAGTATAGGTGATATTTATTCTTTTATACATATTATGCCTTCTTTTATGCAAAATATAAAAGACCTGTATAGTGATGAAAATATGATTAGATTACGTGAACTGCATTTTGTATCATCTCCTTACTTATTATGTAAAAAAGAATATAAAAAACCGGAACAACCATATAAGGAAGAATGCAAAGCCGTTGAAACGAATATATTAAAACTTTTTGACAAATATATAGATAAATGTATGGAAGCGTCAAAAAGGTATATTACGTCCTATATTGATTGGGATCTCCGTGAGTTTGAATCTAAGGCGGAAATAGAATATAATGATTTTAAGAAATCTTTTAATAATATTAAGGAATCTATTAAAAATGGTAATGATTTTATGGATATTCTAGAAATGAGGGAGCATGTTAAAAAGATATTACTATATGACTTTATGTCTAAGGAATATAACATTAATGACCGATATGATTATTGTAATACATGTGGTTTGATGGATAAAAATCACTTTGGGTTAAAAGGTTTTGAAGTTTGGTCTAAAAATTTTATTAAAGAGATGGTAATAAAAAGTAATATTACCGAACCATATAATTTTTACATAATGGGTGATAGTACAATAGATTATTATTTACAATCTAATAATTTATTAGAACAACTTGATCATTGTAATAGACAAGCTATTTTTGAAAATATACTGAAAACAGAGATAAACAAAAATAGAAGAAAAGAAATAGATGGGAAAGTTTTTATGGATGCTAGAGGAGGTTCTGCATTTTTAATTGAACATACGGATGAATATCATGTTAAATGTTTTAATCTTGATAACTATAAAAAATTTGTTGACATATACCTAAAAAAAAACCCCGAAGGACTTAATACAATTGATAAAATGGAATTATCTAATTTTATTATATTATTAAATGCCTTATGTTGGGAGGAAGTAATAGATTTAACAAAAGAAAATGAATATTCGATATATTTAGTAAGATTGATTAGAGAATTTTTTAAGAATACTAACAATGAAGATAATAAATATACACATTTTTCATTTATTGGTTTCGGTAATGATATACCTCTATATGTTGATAGACGTTATCCGCCAGTAAATCGGGAGTTATCCGATATTCGTTATTTAACATTAATGATAGGAATTGTTAAAAAACTCGTATATTTTATTGTAAAAGATTATAAAAATATTAATAATTATATTATTAATAATCAAGGAAAGTTAATTGAGAAAAATAATTAAAAATAATAATACAATTACGGTCGATTTCGCAAAAAGTTTACAAATGTCAAAAAATTGGTCAATACTATAAAATGTTTATATATATTAGATTTAAAATTTTATTTTATAGTATTTATTTATTTTATTTAATTTTATTAAAATTAAATTTTTATTTCATGGTATTACATTATATATTTATAGTATTTTAGTTTATATTTATAGTATTTATTTACCTATATTTATAAATAATATTCATTGAATGATTAAAATATTTTATAAAATTTTCTTTATTGCAATTATTTATTGAATTATTTATAGATAATATTAAATTACTATGATCATCTTCTCTTCTAAATATTCTTTTAATTTCAGAAAAGCTTTCTTCTATTGGATTAAATTCAGGTGAATAAGCGGGTGTATAGATATAATATGTTAACATCTTTAACTAATATATATTAACAAAATAATTAATATAAGCGCATTTGACGTAATACTAATAAAAATTTGTTTCGATAATATTATCATTAATTAGATAAAAAAAAGTATATATATATTATATAGAATTAATATTATATATGGACAATACTATTAAAATAACTGATAATAATAATAAACATATTCCAAATGAAAGATTAATAAATATAAATAATGTTATTAACGAAAACGATAGTGATTTTAATATATTATATGATTATGATAATAAATATATAAAAAATTTAATGGAAAAAAAAGATATACGCGATATTATACCAAAAAAATATATGGATATAGGAAAAGTTTTAAATAAATTGAATAGTAAGCTATTATATGTAAAAAGTGGATCGACTGGACATACTTTTAAAGGAGTAAATATAAGTGGGGGTAATAAATCAGAATATGCTGTAAAAATAGTTCCATATCCAAAAAAACTACATTATGGTGATATGCATGATTCAAAAAGACCTGAGAATGCGGAAATATTATTAATAAAACTATTGTCTCAATTTGTAATAAAAAAACAGAATCCTCATATTATACTACCTTTATTAACTTTTAATACAAGTATAATACCGTTTTTAAATTTAAACAAAATAATTAATATTACTGATAAAAATTTTTTAAAATTCTTAGAAAGAAATGAAAAAGGAGAGTATTATAATAATGCGTCTGTATTAATAAGTGAATGGGCCGATGCTGGTGATTTATTAGATTATTTCAGAAAAAAATATAAAACAATTACATTAGAAAAATGGACTATAATTTTTTTCCAGTTATTATCTGTACTAGCGGTTATACATAATAAATTCCCTGATTTTAAACACAATGATATGAAAGCCAATAATATATTAGTTACTACTAATAATATTAATAAAAAATGGTATTTATATAATATAAATCATCAAAAATATTATATACCTATAATAAATATTCAAATACAGTTATGGGATTTTGATTTTTCGTGTATAAAAAATATTATCGAAAATTCTAAAGTAAATACAAAATGGGCGAATGCTTCTAATATAACATCAAAACGAAATAGATATTACGATATTCATTATTTCTTTAATTCTCTTATAAAAAAAGGATTTTGTCCAGAAATAATGACAGATCCGGATGTTCCTATAGAAATTAAAGATTTTATTAATAGAGTAGTTCCAGATAATTATAAAACTGGTAAAGATATATCAGAAAGAGGTAGACTGCTTATTGATACAGAATATACTACTCCTGATATTTTATTAAAAACCGATCCATTATTTGATAAATATAGAAAGAACTAAACTATTCGGTTAAAGTTATACTATTTGGAATAATGCTATCTATATCAATATCTATATCATTGGAATTAGAATTAGTATTATTAGTTTCATAATTTATATACGTGTTATCAATATAATAATCATCTATTTTTATATTAGTTAATATTATATTACTTTTCAAATAATCGGATTCATTTAATATAAATAATGATATATTTAAAAATTTTGTGCCTATTTTAGTTTTTGTTTTATTTTTATTTATAAACTCTATATCGCATTTTATTATTAATTCCTTAACACATTTACCGTATTTAGTAATATTATAACATGGTTTATTTAATAATTTCATTGACTTAAACTTAAAGGATTTTTTATTAATAAGATTATTTATATGAATTAATAAATTATTGGAGATACTTTCATCTAATTGTAAATTTATTTTATTTTTATTATAATAAAATATTTCGATATCTGGTAATATTAGAGCATTTAAATAATTTAATAGTTTGTTATTAATATCATCATTTATTAAATTATTTAAAATTTTATTTTTTAATTCATATATCTTATCATTAAATAAAAATATGACAATAACGAATATTATTATACATGTTATGTTTATGATATTCATATATATACATATATGAATACTCATTTTCTTTATCAATATTTTATAAAAAACTGATATATTAATTATATAATTATTATAAACAATAATTATATAATTAATATATGATGATAACCGATAATGTATTTAATTATACTATTAATGATGACATTAAACTAGAAATAATAAATCAATTATATTACATTATTGATTTAAATTTATATAGATATAAGTTATTAGAATCTAATGATGTTTTAAACACATTAATAAAAAACGAATATTATGTTTCAATAAATAATAAAAATGATAATTATTTTTTATTTTTTATTAATATAGATGAAAAAGATTATAGTGTTTTGATAAATAGAAAAAAATTATCATATACACGGAATAATATTGAATTAAATAATATTGAGATTATAAATTTAGATATTATGTTTCCAAAGTGTTTATATAACAAAACGTTGTTAGATGGAAAATTTTTAAACAATAATAAGTTTGTTATTAGTGATGCTTATTATTTAATGGGTATTGACTTATTGAAATTAGATTTAGAACAGAAGATAAATTATTTAAATGGTATAATTAAAATACATTTTTCAATATCTGCTACATTAGTATTTGATATTATTAAAATTTATAAATATCATGATATTAAAAAAATAATATCCATAATAAAAACTGATCAAAAATCATCTAGTATAATTTTTTATCCTAAATATACTGGAATTAATATAATTTTTGTAAATAAATATAAAAAAGATAATACCCAAATCACTATACAAAAAAATAAGTTTACCAGTGATAATATATTACTCAATTATGAAGAATATTTGACTAATCAAAATTATTCATATTATAACGGACCTATAAAAAGATTTTGGTTAAAAAAAAGTCATATACCCGATGTTTATAATATTTCTTTAATAAAAAATGGAATAAAAGATAATATTGCATTAATACCAAATTATAAAATATCGAGATTCTGTGATATTAATACAAATTACAAAGATTCGTTTGAATTTGAATGTGTATTTTGTTCGAAATATAATAAATGGATACCTATTAATAAAATTTAAATTATAATAATTAATTAGTATAATTTAAATTTTAGTATAGTCAATTTCATAAAAAGTATTATAATTTTATGTTTAATTTTGATATATCTATTTTTGACTCACTTGATTTATTTATAGATTCGCATAATTTTTTAAATTTAGGTATTAAATCATCATCATATTTATTTTTTATTTGTTTTTCACAATCTGTCCATTTTTTTGTATTATCGGATAATTCTTTTTCTAATTTATTATATTGTTCCAATAATTCATTATATAATTTATGATTTTTTTCATCTTCATCTCCGTCATCATCGTCATCGGAACTATCTGATATTATATAATCAGTATTAGATAATATATTTTTAATATTTTTATTATTAACACTATTATCTATAGTTGAATCAATTAAACGTAACTGTGTGTCATTATTATTATCATTTTCTTCTATTTTTAGTTCTTTATTTGCATTTTCTAATAAATTATCATTAGTTTTAGTCTTAGCTTTTGATTTAGCTTTGGGTTTAACTAAATCATCTTTAATATCTTGCTCATCGTTTTCATTTTCATCTAGGTTATCTATAATATTGGTTTTAGCTTTAGCTTTAGCTTTAGCCTTAGATTTAGCTTTAGGTTTAGGATTTACAGTTTCATTATCTTTGTCATCTATAATTTCATCTATTTTATCTATTTTATCTTCTACCTTATCATCATCAACCACTATAATTTTAGCCTTAGATTTACTCTTAGCTTTAGCTTTAGGTTTATCTATAATTATAGAGGTATCTCCAGTAATTTCTATACAAGATTTAGCCTTAGATTTAGCCTTAGATTTAGCCTTAGATTTAGCTTTAATATTATTTTCATTAATTGATTTAGTTTCTGAATCAATATCATTGTTTGAAGTATTATCAAATACTTCAATGTCTATTTTTTCTTTATCGTTAAATAACATTATTATAATTTCTATATTATATTTTTCTTTATCTAATAATATATTATTCATTTTTTTTTATAATTGGTTATAGTTATGTAAATGTTATACCTGATTTAAAATCATTCTGAAATTGATTATATGTTAAATCTGAATTATACCAAATAAACCCATCATAATATTTAAATGTTCCAGTATTATGATATAAATGAAACGGTAATCTATTATATGAATTAGTAGTAGTAACATTTAATATTATAGATAAATATAAAGTTCCGTCATTTTTGTATAATTTAAGAGAATATTTCTTAAGATTTTCATTTTTACTTAATGATATATACATACCATTATTAAAATCATTTAATACATTGCTTGGATTTGTCCATACAATACTTCCATTGGATAACGTTATACCGCTTCCATCTATATCAAAACTATTAACAGGACCACTAATAGTAATATTACTTGATAAACTTATTCCAAATTTAGCACCATTATTACCATTGACATCATCTTGACCAGCACTTACATAATTTACCGCAGGTGGATCATAATACCATCCACTTTTAGACAAATCATAATATTCCTTTGAATCAAAATATATCATAAAGCTCAAACTACCTCCGATAAATCTTTTTAATTTAAAACAACAAAACCAATCATCATTTAAATTTACTGTATCGATAAAAGATTTAGATAAAGTAAATGCTGTAAATGTCGCTCCTGGATTTGATAAGGTAAATGATGTGTTAGGTGATTCTACTACTGGAGGATAATTAATATGATCTGTCGTAGTTCCTTGTAAATAAGACCAATATATATTTGATCCAAAATATCCAACATCATATGTAATTGGGTTATTCGTATATGTATGTGTTGATGTGATGTATGCATTAGATACATTTGTTGTAACAATATTAAAATCTTTCAATAATCCATTCCATGATGGTTGTGAACCAAAAGTTTGAATATAATCATTAACATTTTTAGTTGTGTCCGTGTTTATCATAATTCCGTCTGATGTAAGATTTCCTTCATTGGTATATATATTAAATAAAGATTTGTAGTTATTATATTTTATATTAGTGATATTTGAATAAGCTATAAGATTTCCAACAAGATCGTAAATTTGAAAGATAATTACTGTTTCTATTCGACAAACCCTGATTATAGACCCATTATTAATAGTATTTTTTACATTAGTCATTGTATTAGGTAAAGCCATATTAGTAGATCCAGACCAAACGTTTCCATCGGTATATATATAATAAGGAGAAGTTAATTGACCATAATCTGTTCCAACCCCCCAATTAGGTAAATTTGAATCATATTCGAATGATAACCACTGTCCAGTATTTTTGAATCTTATCATAAAAACCCAGTCTCCGTTAAAATCCCAATTTAAATTTTGTAAAATTTCTGGTTTTATTGTATATGCGCCAAATATTAAATTTGTGGCATATGATTTTCCATATTCTAATATATATGTAAATGGTGTTCCACCAGGACCATATGTTTCATCAATATTAGAAGCAGTTAATAATAGTACTTCTGATTTCACCCAAGCGGGAGTAGGTCCAAAATATGATATATAATCACTAATCGTAATATCTGTATTTGTATTAATAATAATTCCATCAGTGCTAAGATAACCTTTATTAGTATATATCTTGACAAGTGATTTTTTATTATTATATGTTACATTTGTTTGCGTAGCTGTTGAAATTATATTTCCAATTAAATCATATATCTGAAATGTCATAATATTATTTAATCTCTGAACTCTTAAAATACAACCTTCCTTAAATATATTTGCTGATGTACCTGCATTTGTTGGTAATCCTAATCCAGATGATCCACTCCAATTATATCCATCATTATAAATATAATAAGGTGATGTTAATTGCCCTGCGTTTGTCGCATTACCCCAATTACCAATAGGATCATCATATTCAAATGATATCCATACGTTGGTAATTTTAAACCTTGTGATATAAACCCAATTATCATTAAATCCAAAATTCATATCTGTTAAAATACTTGGTTTTACAGTATATGAACCGTATTCTAAATTATAACCATATTCTCCTCCTATTCCATATTTTAGTGGGCTTCCAGGATTTGCATAAGTATATATTACATTATCTGTGGTAATATTAAGTTTTAAATCAACTGATACTATCCAAGCAGGAGTAGTTCCAAAATATGATATATAATCACTAATAGTAATATCTGTATTTGTATTGATAATAATTCCATCAGTGCTAAGTTTACCTCTATTAGTATATATCTTAACAAGTGATTTTTTATTATTATATGTTACATTTGTTTGCGTGGCTGTTGAAATTATATTTCCGACTAAATCATATATCTGAAATGTCATAATATTATTTAATCGCAGAACTCTTAAAATACAACCATCCTTAAATATATTTCCTGCAGTAACTGCATTTGTTGCTAACCCTAACCCAGATGATCCACTCCAATTATATCCATCATTATACATATAATAAGGTGATGTCGCTTGCCCCGAATTTGTTCCATCCCCCCAATTACCAATCGAATCGTCATATTCAAATGATATCCATGTATCATCACTTTTAAATCTTGTCATATAAACCCAATTATCATTAAATCCAAAATTCATATCTGTTAAAATACTTGGTTTTGCAGTATATGAACCATATTGTAAATTATATCCATATCCTCCTATTGTATAGATTAGAGGACCTCCTGGATTTGCATAAGTGTATATTACATTATCTGTGGTAATATTAAGTTTTAAATCAGCTGATACTATCCAAGAAGGTGAATTACCAAAACTTTCAATGTATTCATTAAAACCTGTAGATGTGTTAGTATCTATTAAAATTCCATCGGTTGTTAGATACGCATCACTAACATATATTTGAACTAATGATTTATTATTTGTATATGTTATATTTGGATGTGTTGCAAAGGTAATAATATTTCCAACTAAGTCATATATTTCAAAAGTAATAATATTATTTAATCTTTTTACAAGTAAAAAACAACCTTCTCTAAAAACAGTAGATGAGTTAGCTGGATTAGTAGGCGCATCCATACCCACAGAAGCCCCCCATGAGCTTCCATTATGATATATCCTATAAGGTGCTGTTGTTTGCCCAGTTGTTAAACCATATCCCCAATTAATTATAGGATCATCGTAACCAAATGATATATACGCAGAAGAACTAATCTTAAAACGAACCATAAAAACCCAATCATTATTAAAATCCCATGAATTAGTATTTAATATAGTCGGATTAATCGTATACGCACCATATCTTAAGTTATAACCATATTTCTTTTCACCAGAAACAATAGTTAATAAAGTGGCTGAAAAAGAAGAAGAGCAAGTATCTATAATATTATCCGATGTAATATCTATTATTAATTTAGTTACCCTAATAGTAATATTTCTAGTAATTGTCGAATTATTTCCATCATTATCATATGATTTATATAAAATATCATATACACCCACATCATATAATGATAATTCGGTAATTACTTTATCTAACGAGACCAATATAGGATCTATTATATTATTTCCTATTGATATAATATAAGAATTTAAACTTTCATTGAAAAAACTAATACTAGTAATTCCCGGTTCTATGTAAGAACTCCCATATGATATAATAACGGCGGAATCTCCAACTAATGTCATGGTAGGAGGTGTTGTATTTGTTTTTATTTTTAATATACCTCCTGTTCTATAAATAGTTCCTAGTGGATAATTGGTTTCAGAAATTAATGTTATATCATCATATTCTTTTACTTTATTTATAATTAAAGTCCCATTAATATTTGTTCTAGTACTGTGATTAGTTCCCAAAGTAAGATCATTATTAAAAAATCCATCGTTATTAACTAATAAATTAGTTTGAATAGAAATATTTTTAGTATTATAATTATTACAATTGAGATTTAAATTTATATTTTTGTTATTAAATACACTATTATTTGAAATGCTTAATGATGAATATACTGTAACATTTTGTTTATTAATAAAACTATTATTTATATTTATTGTATTAAAAGTACATTCGTTATTTAATAATATGTTTTGATTTCCTAATATATTTTTAGTATAATATTCTGATTCTCCAACACATTCATTTAAACATGTTAAGTTTGATAAAATTGTAGTATTATTTAATACACAATCTTCGGTTACTGTAATTGCATTAGTTTCGTTAAAACCATTATTTACATTATTCAGATTTACTGATCCATTAACTCTTATATTGGAGTTAATAGTAATTTTATCAGTTATTATATCATTAACTACTAAATTTGATAATAATGTAACATTATTTAAATAACACGATCCTGATATATATAAATTATTATTTATAGTAGTATTATTATTAATAATAGTTTCTCCTGATATATTAATATTATTATTTATATCAGATGTTAATATATATCCATTAATAGATGGTTCTGGTGTTTTTATTAAAAATCTTTTTGAATCTGGTGTTGTTTTAATAAAACCAGTATCGTTAATCCCAATTATTTCAAAACCACTTAAATGTCCTTCATCCAAGCCACCCGAAGAACTTATATTTTTATTTAGTTGAAACATTTTATCATCAATAAATAAATCATTAGTTGCTATGTATGTAGTTGTTGCATATAAATTAACTATTGAATTTACACCTCCTATATTTATTGTATTTGCTGATATTAATAGATTTGTAGTTGTTATAAAATCAGTAAACACACAACTGCATGAAATATTATTAGTATTTAATGAAGATAATAATGTAGATGTTTCATTAATGTAGACATAGTTAGAAAAAAAATTATTAGATAATACGTTATTAGAAGTTATTTGTAAACCTATTAAATTATTGATTAATGTATTATTTGATATATTAATATTATTAGTAGTTACATTACTAATATTTACATTGTTTGATATATGTAAATTTCCATCTATATTAAGATTTTCTGTCAAAATCATTGATCCCGATATATTTACATTACTTAAGTATGTGACATTTTTGAATGTAATGATGTCATTATCATCATAATAATCCAATTCTAACATATCTCTTTGACTATTAATTAAAATATTTTCATACGCCATTATATAATAATATTATTATATTATTATTATTATATTATTATAACTACATATTTGACGAATTATAAATAAAATAAAAATAAAGAAATAAGATATATACCATATATATAACTAAAAATGGTTTTTTATAGTTGCGAAAAATGTGGTAAACAATTTAGTCAAAAGAGTCATTACGATAAACACATCAATAAAAAACTACCTTGTGTTAATGAAACAAAACTTAAAGAAATTATAGGCGCGGTTGTTAATGAAAAATTGAATGAAATTAATAAAGTAAAAGAAAAAAATGATTTATTTATTTCTAAAGATTTAGAATATACTATAACTACAGAAATATTAACTATGCCAACAAAACATACTTTAGGACAATATTTTACGACTAATATAGAACTCAAGGAAAAGGTATATGAGTTTATTTTAAATAATCCGTCTAATATTTTAGAACCATCCATAGGACAAGGTGATTTAATTACATTTATTACTGATAAAATACCGAGTATAACATTTGATATGTATGAAATTGATAAAAAAATTAAATTATTGGACAAAATACAAAAAGATAAGGTTGTTTATGGTAATTTTATGAAACAAACAATTACAAAAACATACAAAACAATAGTAGGAAATCCTCCTTATATTAGAACTAAAAAAGGAAACGTATATATTGATTTTATTGAAAAATGTTATAATTTACTTGACGATAAGGGTGAGTTAATATTTATTGTTCCGTCTGATTTTCTTAAATTAACAAGTTCTTCAAAATTATTGAATAGTATGATGACGTATGGAACATTTACTCATATATTTCATCCTCATAATGAAAAAATGTTTGAAAATGCATCTATTGATGTTATTGTATTTAGATATTGTAAAAATAGTTTAATTGAGAAAAAAATATTATATAACAACAAATTACTTTATATTAAAAACCGCAATGGATTAATTACTTTTGGAGAAGAAGAAAATAATAATAATATATTATTTCAAGACTATTTTGACATTTATGTTGGTCTTGTTAGTGGAAAAGAAAAAGTTTATAAAAATGAAGAACTTGGCAATATAGAAGTATTAAATGGTAAAGATAAAGTTGATAAATATATTTATATTGAAAACTATCCTTGTGATAATGAAAAAATTAATAAATATTTATTAAACCACAAAAAAGAACTTATCGAAAGAGGAATACGAAAGTTTAATGAAAATAATTGGTTTGAATGGGGGGCGCCAAGAAATATTACTAGCATAAACACTAATATTGGTAAAGATTGTATTTACATTTCTAATTTAACAAGGAAATCAAATGTATCATTTTTAGGTAAAGTTAATTATTTTGGTGGTGGTTTGATAATGCTTAAACCGAAAAAAAAGTGTAATTTAAATAATATAGTTTCGTATATAAATAGTAATAAATTCAAAGATAATTTTATGTTTTCTGGAAGATTTAAAATAGGACATAGACAAATATGTAATTCTAATATTCCAAGTGAATATCTATAATTCTAACGTTCTTATGTTTGACATAAATGTTTCTTTCCAACTTGGCTTTGGTTTTTGTAAGCAATCAATAAATAGTTTTATCTTTTTATTTATGTTTTCATATTTACAGTTGATTTCACAAAAAGTTTACAAATGTCAAAAAATTTGACTTTATATAAATATGTAAAATCAACTGTAAAAGTACCACTGGGTGGCATGATGACATTTGACTTTTTAGATTGATTCATTTATATCGTTATAACAATATTAGTGA